CCGGCCATGGTGCCGAGAAAAAAGGTAAACCAGAATCATCTGATAAAGGCGCTGGCTCACCTTTAAATGGTGCTCCTAAAAGAGCAAAGTAAGGACTGAAGTATGAAACTACTAAACGAACATTTGAGTTTCGATGCTGCTAAAATGGTTGTTGAGTCTGCCAACGATGGTAAAGACCTTTATATGAGAGGTATTTGCATTCAAGGCGGAGTACGCAACGCAAATCAGCGTGTTTATCCCGTTAACGAGATTGGCAGGGCTGTCACCACACTCAACGAACAAATTAGTGGTGGCTACTCGGTGTTAGGTGAAGTAGATCATCCAGATGGACTTAATATTAATCTTGATCGTGTAAGCCATATGATCACAGAAATGTGGATGGATGGACCAAACGGTTATGGTAAATTGAAAATTCTACCAACTCCGATGGGACAACTAGTTAAAACAATGCTAGAAAGCAGCGTTAAACTAGGCGTTTCATCGAGAGGTAGTGGTAACGTAAGCGAAAGCGGTAACGGTGAAGTATCAGACTTTGAAATTATCACTGTAGACGTTGTGGCGCAACCAAGTGCGCCAGGCGCATACCCAACACCGATATACGAGCACCTTATGAATACCCGAGGGGGTTATAAGGCGTTCCAAACATCAAGGGAAGTTCAAGGCGACAAAAAGGCACAGAAATACTTAAAAGAGAGTCTATTAGATATAATAGACAAACTCCGCTAACTAGGAGAGGATACAAAATGTTAGATGCACTAAAATCACTCTTCGAAAATTCAGCACTATCGGAAGAAGTGCGTACTGAACTAGAAGAAGCATGGAACGCAAAGGTGAAAGAAAATCGCCTGCAAGCAACTGCGGAACTACGTGAAGAATTTGCTAAAAAGTATGAACATGATAAAACAACAATGGTTGAAGCCATTGATGCTATGATGACAGAAAAATTAAGCGAAGAAATTGCAGAATTCCAAGAAGATCGCAAGCAATTAGCAGAAGCAAAAGCAAAATTTGCTATTGCACAGCGTAAAAATGCCAATCTAATGAGATCATTTGTTAGTGAACAACTAGCAGTTGAAATCAAAGAACTACATTCAGATCAAAAAGCAATGGCTGACAAGTTTGTTGCACTTGAAGAATTTGTAGTTGAGTCACTTGCAAAAGAAATTGCAGAGTTTTACGAAGACAAAAAAGATCTTGCCGAAACAAAAGTACGTCTTGTACGTGAAGGCAAAGCTCATGTTGATAAAGTCAAAAAAGACTTTATTGAAAAAAGTGCGCAGTTGGTATCAGAAACAGTGTCAAAAGGTCTTAAGAAAGAGATTACAGCACTTAAAGAAGATATCGATCAAGCACGTGAAAATGATTTTGGTCGTAAGTTATTCGAAGCATTTGCTAACGAATATCAACACTCATATCTAAACGAGAAGAGTGAAACTTCAAAGCTACTAAAAGTTGTTGGTGCTAAAGACAAACAACTAGCAGAAGCAAGAGAAGCAGCGGCTAAAGCAATTAAACTTGCAGAAGCACAATCACATCAAAATAAAATGATCACTGAAAGTGCAAAACGCAAAGACACAATTAACGATATGGTTGCGCCATTGAGCAAAGACCAGCGTGAAATTATGGTAGACTTACTGGAATCAGTTCAGACAGACAGACTACGTTCTGCGTTTGACAAATACCTACCGGCAGTTATTGACGGCAAAGGTCCAGCGAAGCAAAAGGCAGTACTAGCAGAGGCAAAAGAAGTAACAGGCAACAGAACACAATCAAATGACATAAAAGCAGACGTAGATCACAACGTTGTTGATCTTAAGCGTCTAGCTGGATTATAAAGAGGAGAAACCAATGTCAGAACTACTAGAAAGTCGCTGGCACGATACAAAAAGCGCACTTCTTGAAGGCCTATCAGGCAATAAGAAAGCAGTAATGGCTTCAACACTAGAAAATACTCGCAAGTATTTGGCTGAAACCGCAACTGCAGGTGCTACATCTGCCGGTAACATCGCAACACTTAACCGTGTGATCCTACCAGTGATCAGACGTGTTATGCCAACCGTTATTGCTAACGAACTAGTTGGCGTTCAACCAATGACTGGTCCAGTTGGTCAAATTCACACACTACGTGTTCGCTATAGCGACACAGCAGGTACAGGCGCAGCAGGCGCAGTAGCTGGTGAAGAAGCACTATCACCATTCAAAATTGCAGAAGCATATTCAGGTAATGCTACAACAGCAAAAGCTGACGCAACTGCGGCACTAGAAGGTGAAGCTGGAAACAGATTAAGCATCCAGATCTTGAAACAAACTGTTGAAGCTAAAACACGTAAGCTATCAGCACGTTGGACATTTGAGGCAGCACAGGACGCTCAATCACAACACGGTATCGATGTAGAAGCAGAAATTATGGCAGCACTTGCACAAGAAATTACTGCTGAAATCGACCAAGAGGTACTAGCATCTCTAACAACACTAGCAGGATCAGCAGCAGATACATATAACCAAGCTGCTGTTTCAGGTACTGCAACATTTGTAGGTGACGAACATGCTGCATTAGCAGTTCTAGTTAACCGTGCAGCAAACAGAATCGCACAGCGTACACGCCGCGGTGCTGGTAACTGGGCAGTTGTTTCACCAACAACGTTGACAATCCTACAATCTGCAACAACTTCTGCATTTGCACGTACAACAGAAGGCACATTTGAAGCACCAACAAACACAAAAATGGTTGGTACATTAAATGGCGCAATGAAAGTGTATGTAAACACATATGCAGCAAACGACGACATCCTAGTTGGATACAAAGGTACTTCAGAGTCAGACGCAGCAGCGTTCTACTGCCCATACATCCCACTAATGTCTTCAGGTGTTGTACTAGATCCATCAACATTTGAACCAACCGTATCATTCATGACACGTTATGGTTATGTTGAGCTATCAAACACAGCATCGTCACTAGGTAACGCAGCTGACTATTTGTCACTGATTGACCTACAGACAAATGCAGCAAACTTGAGCTTCTCATAAGTTTTAGTTTTTTAAAGTTTTAAAATAGGCCCTACGGGGCCTATTTTTATGATAACTACATTATGGACATAAGTGTAGAAAAAACTCCCAAACAAAAATTAAGTCAATATGCAGTTGACACTGCAAGTAGTGTAAGCATTACACATTTGCCTAATTCTAATTTGACAAAAGTCAAAGATGCTGCTATAGAACTTAATGATCAAGCTGGCAGTGCAAAAGCAGTTGCACATATTGCTGCACGTAATTTGCAAAGCGAAAGTGAATTGCATGAAAATTGCATTGAAATGCGCAAAGCAGGTATTGATAAAGTGTTGCTTATTGGCGGTAGCACATACGAAGGTAAAGTATATCAAACTTTTTATGAAGTAAAAGATGCTATAGAAGATTACGGGTTTGATATGTTTTGCGGAGTATATCCACAAAGCGAAACATACGGTAATATGGCATACACAAAATATATGCATTTCAAAGGTGGTATAAGTCAGTTATGTTTTAATCCACGACTGTTAAACACTTGGGAAAAGAAAACACGTTTTGGCGTAGCAACAAATTGTACATTAGAAGGATTGTGGAAATATGCAAGACTATGCGGACTTACTGATAGTGTTGCATACGCTGTAGGCAATTTACGTGGATTAACATATGTTAGTACAAAAGGATTTAACACTGTAAAGTTTGTAAAAGATTTGAGAGATAATCCTATTCATCTTTATAATTTTGGCAAGTTAGATCAAACACTATTACAACTGGAGATGATGTGATGATAGTAACAGGACAAGTCTATAAATTTATTGGTATACACGGATTAATACGTCCAGACGAATGGGGACAAAATAGAACTGATGTTTTGTTCAAAAAAGTAGAACATGATTTAAAATTAGGTGATAGAGTAGAATACGAGCCAGTGGAAAAAAATGGCAGAAAACACGCAGAAAATTTAAAAAAAGTTGAACAAACTGGTTGACTTTTATTTTGTATATGTTATATTAAATACATAACAAAGACGACGGTCCGAGTTAGATAGTGCAAGGAAACGATGCTTCACATAGGCATTAACTTGACTCACACGCTATGGTGGCGCTGTAAGACCTTGGAGACAAGGCGTTGCAGAGAA